GTGCCAGTCATTCATACCTAAGCTAATATAGTTTTTAAATTGAGTTAAACTTATATTTTTATCAAGCCATAAAGATTCTTCTTCTGACCAAGTTCCCCATAATAATTTAATATTATTTGTATTGCAGTACATTTCAAGCATTTTAATATACTGTATTGATATGTCAAAGGATAGTTCAGATGGAATAGAATCTTCTGCAATAAAAACACCCATGCCAGTATTAAATTTATTTTTTTGATTCCATATTCCATATCGTATTATCTTGTCATTATTAAGTTCGTGCCTTGGAAACTGGTTGTATCTTGGAGTCATGTGCGAAGTCTTTGAAGCAACTTCTATTCTTGTAAACTCTGGGAATAGGCACACCAATACTTTTGGATTGCCAAACTTATTTACATAGGAAAAAAATTTATTTATACTCCACATTATGGATTTGCCACAACCAGCAAGATTATGAACTGACATTCCAAGATCTTTTGCCAGAAGATCAGGCCATGCATCACCAGCCTCTACACCTAAACCAAATGTCATTGAGCACCCAAGAGAAACAATGTCGGAGCATGAGTCAAATTCATTTGTCCTATATCCGTAATTGTTACACTCATTAGACCAGTCAGATATTTCTGATTCCAATGGATAGGATGACTCGTACCAAAGGCTATCTGGGCTTAATTTCATTAGTATATAAACCTATCTTTATCTCTATTTTTTCTTTTTTTAAACGATCTAAAAAATTTTGATATATGGTATTTAATGTATATCATTTTTGCATGCTTCCCTCTACTAGTTCTTGAACGTACTCTGAAAAATGTTTTCTAATGGACCCCATTGGTCTTGATCCATATGAATCCCATATTCTTTTATACTCTAATACATTTGCAAATGTTGTTGGGCATACCACTATGCCATTGTACTCTCTTAATACAGTTGGAAGTGGCACATGCTTGCTACAGCACTTGCAATCTTTTGCTCTATCCTGATATTCGCTCATATTATCTGCATCCTGTCCATTGCTTCTCTCAAATCTTCAGGCATTCTTGGTGCCCTAATCATATTATAAGATGTTGTATCTGGGTCATCTTTGGACCCAAAATCATTGTCGTAATTCATAGATTCGTATGTATGAATATTAATTTCTTGATTGCCGTCAAATCTTGTTCTGCTGATAGAATTAAATATGGCGCCACAAGTAGCGTCTGCCAAGTCTTTAGAACCTTTTCTAGGGTGGTCAACCTTATCTCTCATAATTCTGAGCTGGCATAGCTCATCTATGAGTAGCGGTATATGGGGACCAATTAATCTTTCTTCAGCAACAACCATTGCCATATCATCATAATGTTTTTTTGCAACCGACAAAATCTCTGTGTTAATTCCGTATTGTTTTAGCTGCTGCATCATGTCGTGGGAGTTCCATCTATCAAATGTGCATATCGCAATATTAAATCCTCTTGTTTTAAGAGAAAGAATATAGTCTTTAACTTCCGTGAAGTCTACGGATTTATCTGGTGTTGGGGTCCAATATCTAACTGCATCAACTTCTACAATTGGAGCGGGCTGGGAGTAGGTGTCTGTGACTTTTACGTTAACCCACTTATTAATATGAGCCATTGTTACTGCACAATGGTCATGCTTTTGAGCTAAGTCTACGTGTATGTAGTATTTCTTATCTGGGTCTGGGAGGAACCACTCCTCTAGTCTTCCAAAATTATCTACAGCTATCTGACCAACATTGAAAGCTTTCTCTACCTTTTCTCTTGACTTAAAGAATGCGTCAACTGCGTCTGGTGGCATGCAAGCAAATCTAGATAGGGCATCTGTTGGGTTTGTATAAAATGCAGTTTTAAAATCATCAATTTTTCTTACTGGGTTTATCTCCCATGTTGGCCTTTTTATTGCATAAACTTTTGGAATTTTATAGGATATTATATGATCTTCTTCCCATTGTATTTCAAACTCATTGCCTTCTGTTCCATCTGGGAGCTCTTCGTACATTTTAAATTTATGGTCTCTAATTACTGTTTCTTTTTCTCCAACGACAGCATCATATCTTTGCTGAATGTAGTCATTCTTAAATCTTGGAAAAGAAAGCAATATAACTTTACCAAAGTCTGGGAATCTTGAGTCTACTGATGCTCTATACATATCATAAACTGCGCTACCAGTTTTTGCTTGGTCGTGACCAGTTGTATTTTCAATTGCAAAACCAGAAATTTCATCTAGGATTACAACAAGAACGTTATATCCCTCCCAGGCTTCTCTTTCTGAGTGACCTGAGTGGACTGTGATTGCTTTTTGAAACTGTATCTCTGATGCTTTGGAGTAGTACTTTCCTATAAACCACGGAGACTTATCTATTCTGCTTCTAAATCCTTTAAAGAAAACATTGCTTGCCTGCTGGGAGTTGATTGCAATGTTAATGATATCAATTGAATCGCCAGGTGGCTTTCCATAATATGTTGCTGGGTCTTTTAAGCACAATAGTAAATATACTATATATGCAACTGCAATTGTTGAACAGTAGTCTTTGCCAGATCCTTTTCCTAGCTGTGCGACAACTTCATTTGCCGTTTGCTTAAATCTAATTGATCCTTCTTCTTCACCAAATAATTTTTTTAATGTTGACTCTTTATATATCTGCGAGCTTTTCTCTATGAGTGTGTACTGATAATCCGATAATGGTGGAAGCCCAAGGTAATTTGGGTCATTTACAAATGTTCTTAGGTCTACTGGCTTTTCTTCAAACTCTTCACCATCAAGAATATCAATTAGATCTGAAAAATCAAACGACACTGACTACCCCCTGAGATTTTCTAGTGGTGTCTTTCTAAAATTATGCCCCTTAGAAACTTTAACATGCTTAAAAAAATGTCCTACCGAAAAATATCTTACATCGCTTAATACTTCGTCTACTCCATGTTTGCATTTATTTTGTGCACCATGAATAACAAGGTCGCCTTTCTCTGGCTTGTACCGCAGGTCATTTTGTTCTGGGTAGTATACTTCGCCACCTTCAAAATCATTAAAATAAATTATAGTTCCATGAGTAATTAAATCGGCTAAGTCAAAATCATCGCCCTCTTTATATATTCCAGACTCATACTCAACTTCTTTAAACTGATCTATGTCTGCGTGTGGTCTCCTGCTAGCACCTTTTAAAAGTTTTGATGCCCTTCCACCAGGAGTTGCATAACACCCGTCTAGCATTAATAAAGCAATTCTTTTTTTGACTGCTCTTATTGATTCTGTCTGCTCGTGGCTTATAAAATAATCTTTTGCAGTTGCAAGCAAAGGTGTTTGCCAGACATCCTCTGGCAATGATAGTACATCTTTCATTATTGATTCGCACTCTTCGTCTGACATAAAGTGTTTATAAACAAATATTTCATCGCCTATTTCTATAAAGCCATCTTTATTGAACATTAGTTATAACCTCTGCATCATTTATATTAACCGCTTCAACGATACCAGTAATCTGAGATAGGCGTTTTGCTACATCCATCTTACATTTTGGACAACCAGCAGTCACTTCTTTTAATATACCAACAAGTAGCTCTTGCTTTCTTTCTGTCTCTGCAATCTGTGAGGCAATTTGTGAGTTTTCCAATACCCCAACAGACTGTAGCATTGCTATTCTTTTTGTCTCTATATCTGAAATTAGCTTAAGAGATGCTGCTTTTATATTTAACTGACCCTGGGTATCTGCGTCCTCTACTGTCTTCCAGGCTTCTTTAATTAACATTGCATAGTGCTGGTCTGCGCCAGATATTGCTTCTCTTGCCCTGTCACGCATATTCATATCATTATGGACCACAGACTTCCATTCGTCTACATATTCCAAAACTTCTTTTCTAGAGAATCCTGTTAGTGTAGCTATCTGGGTTGCTGAATTTCCTTTTAAAAGTTCTTCTACAACCTTATTCATGCGATCAAAATGCACTGCTGGCTCTAATTCTGTCATAATATAAATTATACCATGTTTTAGTTGACTAAGACTTATTGGCTATTTTAAGAAGAATTAAATATCCAATTAAATCATCAATATCGTTATCTCCTGGGAAGGCTTTGTCGTTTTGAATTCTATTTAGTTTGTCGTCAATACGTACACGGATCTGCTCTTTTGAATCCGCCTTTGAAAATATACGAATGGGATCTAGCGCTGAGTTTCCATATGATATATTCTTTTTAATTAACATCTCTGCTATCTCAAGGCACTCTCTTATAATTTTATGACCCGATGGGGCATCCGTTGCAATTAATTGAAGGTCTGTAATCCATGCCTGATATCCGCCAGACTTATTAGGGTAGTCACTCATTTTTTTCTCAACAATCCAAACTCTTGTAAATATCTCTGTATAGTCATAGCAGAGACACCGCACTCTTTACCTATTTCTGTAACTGTTTTCTTTTGTACAACGTATCTTCTGTACAGCCAATCTTTACTTTGATACAGCTTCATCGTTTAGTTAGCACCTGATTGCTGTAGTGTGCTATTCCAAAACTATCTGCCACATCAAAATCTGAGATCTCTAATCCATACTTCTTATTAAAATAATCTGCTGTTCTTTGCTTTCTCATATTGCGTAATTGATTTTTATACCAAGAGTCAGCATAACCTGGGTTTGCCAGCCTTATTGCAGACTTCTCATCTTTTGTAGGATTCTTGTTGCCAATATAAGCTTGCCACGCTGACGGACTAATTGTAATTACTTTAGCTCCAGTCGACATAAGTTCAGCAATAACAACTCCGTAAACATAAGACAATTTTATCACAGCATCTGGGGATCTGACAAGTATTGCTCCTTCTACAACTATGTAATCACTCTTAAGTTCATCTAACATCATTGACATTTTGTTTTTTGCATCGTGAATTTTTTCGTATATGTCTTCACCAACTAAATTTATCTTACCCCATTTTAAAGGTATATCATTTTCCATTAAACAAAAAGCAATAGAATTGGTAGATGCATCTATACCGAGAACTCTATAAGCTTTAGTCTTTACAAGGCTAGCTAATTTCATCAACTATCCTCTGCAACAGATTCTTTAATTTAACATTTGATTTTTTAAGACATGATGAGCAAATATCATCTGAGTTGTACCTGCTTAATTGAGACTTACATTTTTTACAAAGCCTTACAGCACCCTTTTTGATAGCCTTCTTTTCATAGTATTTCTCCATGATTCTTTTGTTTGTGGCAATTCGGCAACACTCATCAGTACAATACTTTTGATTGTGCGTCTTGGCATCAAAATCTTTAGCGCATTCTGTATTGGCACAAATCATATTTTAGGCACCTTATATAAATCTATCTCAACCGTTCCGACTGGCCCAGACTTGTCGTAGCAAGCTTTTTTAACTGGGCAATAGGTGCAAGGCATCTTAGACTTTGTAGATCCCGCTGGTCTTACTGGGAGGTCTCCATTTTGAAAGTTATCCCATACCTGCTCCATCCATGCAAAAGCCTCTTCAATTATTGCTTTATTCTTTTCATTCATTGAAATTGGAATAATTAATATCTCTTGGGTATTCTTATTTTCATAAAGAAAGAAACCCTCTTTGGCATTCTTTAGCTTCATGTAGGTTAAGAGCTGAAGCATATGATTTGCTGACGACTTCATCTCTGACTGTCTAGTGTCCCAAACCTCTTGCTTAGCCGTTTTAATTTCACCAATTACAGTCTCGCCATCGTACTCCATAATTAGATCTATAAAGCCCCTGATTGGAGGATACTCATTAATAATTTCTTCTTCTTCTGCTTTCCACTCTGGCATAGTAGCAATAAGTTTCTGTAGTCTTTCGTGTGCCTGGGTGCCCTGAGCCATATTAGCTACGGCAACAGCATCGTTATCATCAATAAAAACTGCACCCGAGAAAGCCATATACCAATATCTAGGGCATGTGCCATGTCCATATCCAAGTGAACTTGGGCTAAATGATTTCTTTGTCATCTGCCCATCTGCTCTTTTAGTATTGCGATATGACTCATCAAGTAATGAGGCAAACTTTTCTGGATCAAAAAACTTTCCAG